CCGTTTTCTACAACAAGCGCGTCATAAGTTGTATTTGCCGTAAAACTTGCATCTCCGCCATTCAGGATGTGCAACTTGCCTGCGTCAACAGTCGAAGTGCCAATCCCTACTCGGCCTGAGGAGTCAATAACTGCCTGTTGCGACCAAGAACTGCCGTTGTAATAGTCAAAACAGAATCCGTTGTTTGCATCAACACGAAGACCGCGCTTGCCCGAAGTAGCAGACGCTGTGTAGGTGAACCAACCAGAGCCAGCAGTGTCACTTCTCACGTTTTGCACTGAGAAGATCGTGTCAGGACTACTAGTCCCTAGACCTAGACGGCCTGAACTGTCGATAAACAACCGCCCCGTGCTATTAGTTGAGATGGCTACGTTGTTTGCCGAAGGCAGATAAACGCCGTTGGTGGGGGCGGTGCTGCTGGTGGGGATGAAGCTGGCAGCGGTGCTGGTGCCAGTGGTTGTGGTGTTCTGGCTGCCGAAGTCCGGGCTGATCTTGGTGCCAGCGATAGCAGCAGACGCATTAACGTCAGCGTTCAAGATGGTCCCGTCAGCAATCATTGTGCTGGTGACAGTGCCGGTGTCACCTGTGCTCACCAGCGTGCTGTCGAGATAGGTCTTATTGATTGCAGTGCCCTGCCATACTCCAGTGCCGATCGTGCCGACGCTGGTGAGGCTGCTACCTGTAACGCCGCTACCAAGGCTGCTGCCATCCAATACCTTGGTGCCAGCAATCCGATATTCCTTGCCGCTTGCGATATTGACGTGCTCGCTCAGCGTCCACGCATCCGTTGAATCAACCCAGTTGATCGTTTTATCAGTAGTTCCTTTCAGCGTGATGCCACCACCATCAGCCGTGAGGTCGGTCGGACTTGTGACATCACCCAAGATGATGTTCTTGTCTTCAACAACAAGGTTCTGAGTATTGATATTGGTGGTGGTGCCATTGACCGTCAGGTCACCAGCAATCGTGACATTGCCATCGAAGGTGGCCGTGCTGGTCACATCCAGCGTGCCAGGAATGTCTATGTTGCTTGTCCACTCAACGCCCGTTCCCGCTGCATCTGTTTGCAACAGCTGCCGCGCTGCACCATCAGCCAGCTTGCTGACGGCGATCTCGGCGGTTGCGCTGATGTCCGCATCAACGATGCTGGCATTGCCACTGACAATGACCGTGCCCGACTGATTCGGCAGGTTGATTGTGCGGTCAGCAGTTGGATCAACCACGCCAAGCGTGGTCTCAAAATTATTGGCAGTGCTGCCCTCAAACGTCAGGGTGCCGGTTGTGCCAATTTCAAGATTGCCAAGAACGGTGCCACCAGTGACGATGCTGGGGAAGTAGGCAAGGCTGCTCCAAGCCGTAGACCCGTTCCCCACCTTGAGCTTCTTGGTGTCAGTCTCCAGGCCGAACTCATTGTTCAACAGCACTGGATTCACGGAGGTCCAGTTGGCTGCGGTGTCGGCACGCAGCTGGAATCGAGCCTGAACGGTGGTTGCTGTGGTCACCTGTTAGCGCCTCCGCCTTCAAAGATGTGGGTGATCACCGGGCTGGTGATGTCGGCATCGCCTCCACTAAGGATAAAGGGCTGATTGCCAGTGAGCGCAAAGGAGGTGAAGGCCGTCACGGCTGGCTGCGTCGCACCTCCCCCGTAAAGGTCGAAAAGAATAATATTGCCATTCAACACTCGCAATTCGACTTGCACGTCAAAATAAACGCCCTTCTGCTGTTCTTCGGGTTGAGCGGTGTAACGGTATAACGAATCGCTTGTAACGACAGCAGCACTTCCCCAGATTGTTGATGGCACCTTGAAATAGGAGTGAGTGCCCGATGACTGGATGAAATGCGCACGGATTTGATCAACCTGTGATTGTGTTAGATCATTAAAAACCAACCGCAGCAAGTATCCATTCACCAGCAAGCTATGACGAAAACGAATCGGACCGCCACCAACAGTTGGGGCTTCGCTAACGTTTTGCACGCCTAGGTCATAGCTGATTTGGTCTGGTGCAATGCTCGGGAAATATGTCATGGCTAGATCGTGTATGGGGGGATTAGCTCTAGCTCAACCGTAGCGTTGATTTGATCGCATACCTCCTCGGTTTCAGGGCTGCCCACGTAGATCCATAGATAATTCGTAGGGAACGTAAGGTTGGAAGCAACAAGCGTTTCAACAGGCAAGTCAAACGGGACAAAGCGCCCATGCAGGCTGTAATGGCTGATCAATAGATAATGATCTGCCCGACTCAATAGCCTGAAGCCAAGGCGAAGGATGTGCCCTGAGCTTGCGTTGCTATGCCGCACGCTCAGCTCATCGCCATCAAGCGTGCCAATAGGCGTGGCCGCAACCTGCCCTGGGATATATGTCCGACTGCTTGGTGTTAACGCAGGGAAGGTAGCCATGATCAGGGCAAGAAAGGCCAGGGTTGACCGTTGGCGAGCTTGATTTCACAAGCCCAAGGCTTTGGATCGTTGCCGATGGTGCCTACATCAATGTAATCCCCAACTCCAGTATGAATATCTACAAGCGTGCCGGACGTGCTTGTGTAACGAAGCCTTATTTGACCACGAAAAGTTTGATTATTATATACAAAAGTGCCGCGCTTGATATAAACAACAGGGCCAGTAATAGAGGTGAACTCTATATGTGAAGCGTATCTGTCGAACACAAACTGAGTAGGCGTCCCGTTCGGCGGATCGGCAGTATCGCCCCAATCTTTGCCATCATCACCACCGATGGGAGGCGTACCTATAGAGTCATTAGGCGGCCCATAGCCATCTGGCGAGCCGGGGTCAGGACAGCGACCACGGACAAATACGCGGTAACCTTTGCTGTTATTTGCGTTGATATATTTTGCCGCAACACCTTGACTCACCTTGGTGCAGTTTGCATTGATGTCGTTGCTGCTGCCGGGGCACAGATACCACTCGTTATACATTCCCTCGCATAGCTCCTCGCAAACTTCCATCTCGTCACCAGGGATCGGCTGATTATTGCCACCCGTTGCACCACAAATCTCAGGCGGTGTCGGAGTGATGGGATCTGTCGGATTTGGCGTATCAGCCCCAGGCGGCGCAGGATCTTGATCATCAGGCAAGTCTTCTCTGCCATCGGGCGGGCTGGGCGGTTCCGGTGGTGGTTGCGGATCTTCTGGTAGCGGCGTTGGATCCTCTCGACGATCCTCGTCATCACACTCAAAATTGGCCCGGCCAGTGGGCAGCAATACACCAGTGCCAGAGGCGTTGTTGACCAATACCGCCAAGATGCTTTGCCCTTGAGCATTGATCGGAAAATGGATTAGGTCCAACTCGACAATGCCGCTAATTGTTTTATTGATCCGCTCAACCTCGTAAAGAAAGTCATGAAGGCTCACATCATTGACTTCTGTTTCGCGGCGGAGCTGCACGCGAACGATGTCGCCCAAGGCAAGAGTGCTGTTGTACGCATCAGGCTTGATGCGAAGCCGGAGGCTATGCGTAACATACTTACGACGTGCCACCTCATAGGCACCAACCTTGACTGCATGATTCTCTGATGCGCAAAACTGACTTAGGTCAAATTGCTCAAACGGACCATCTTCTGCTTCGCCAGTGACGCGCACCTGAATCACACGGATGATGCCAATGTCGTCATCAGGCTGCTGTCGCCAAAGCATCTGAGCGCAAATTGGCTTACGTTCTGACAGCGGAATGTAGTCAATTTCAAAGCCGTCTGGCAGGATGTGATCCTCGGTAAATGTAAAGACCCATGAGACTGCTGTGGTCTTAATGGTGCCATCTTCGTTGACCGGCAGTCGCGGCTTAAATGCCTTCTTGCCGTTCCTGTCACTGACTCTCAGCAGGAAATTGCGACTTGTATCTTGCAGCCAGTCCTCTAGGTTGTTGGATTGATCAAACAAACCGTTGTAGAAAAAGCCATTGGCATTGACGAATAAAGCCGCGCTTTCCATTGCGACAAGATCAAGCATCGCCTCAGGGAAACGGCTGCTTTGCCTGATCAAGTAAAGCGCCAGATCGACAAAATTATTGCTGGGGCCGAATGTATCATCCAAGATTCTTGTCACCTGCATCCCTTGGCGAACAAAGCAATGAACCTGCTTATCCCAAGTTTCATCCCCATCGGCGTGGGTGTTCAGGTAACTCAGTGTCGTCAAATTGTCGTATGTGCCACCAGTCCCGCAGTAATAGGGGCAATTCCAAAACTTCTTGCCTGCAACTGATGTAATAAAGTTGCCAGGAAGCCAGCTCTCGGTGCGGCTGTCATAGCTCTGTTTCCATGTCCCAACTCGACATGCACGTTGAAATACATCACGCAACTGCAGCTGCGGCAGGTCACCCTCACTCAGCACCAACTGCAGGCGAACGGTCAGCTCATTTGTGGTGGAATTGTTGGAGAATCGCCCCTCCGTTGCGCTAGGGCTCACGAATACTCCGCCAACATTGCTTAGGCGACGGCAAAAGACAATCGGGATCGGCTCGCCAAGAACAACGGCCTTCTGTTTGCTGTCCAACGATGTCTGGCCGCGCGCAGCCGCTTCAGTCAATGGCGTCGCCAGCAGCCCGGTCTGATAGGGCAGCAGAGAAAGCGGATCGTTGAACTTGATGTTCATAGCCGAATCGGTGCCCCGACCAAATAATTCGTGTATTTACGAGGCGGCGTCTGCGCACCGACTGGTGCCAAGCTGGAGCCTAGCTGAACTTGCAGTAAAGAGAAAGAGCCGTTGATGCCCGTGACTTCTCCGACATAGCTGCCAATCAACAGCTGACTGGCCGGCGGTCCGCTCTGCTGACGCAATGAGTTGAACTCATAGATCAGCAGCTGACATAGGTAGTTATTTGAGAGAGCATCAGTAAAAGCCTGCACAGCCACAGAAGTGGCAGGCACATCAATCGAGACGCCTACATCCGAGCCTGATGTGCCGCCGATCAGGCCATCAGCGTTGAAAGGGTGGTAACTCCACGAGGCAGCCTGCCACGTAACTGTTTGCCCGATGTAATAGCTCTGCCAACGGGTGTAAGTGGTTGCCTCATCAAAAATCCGCAGGTACTGCGCTTGGCATCTATTCGTCATCACCCGACCCCCGCAAAGCGCCGACCGCCTGGTGAGCGGTTGTTGTTCAGCAAGCTGACCGCCATGGTCTGCAATGATTTCTCAAGGTCCTCAACTGTCACATATCTTTGCCCCTGCTGCTGCAGCACAGGCCCGGTTTGGATGTTCACGGTTGCAGGGCCAACCACTCCGCCGTTGGCAAAGGCTGGAATCACAGAGGCCCCACGGGCGCCTGCCATGTAATTGGCAGCAGCACGCCCCATCTTGGATTCGGGGATGATGTATTCACGCTCGCCGCCTTCCCCAACCAAGGCAACGGTTGGCTTGCCGACCACTCCACCTTCGGCAAAGGTAGGCAAGCTAGGCGTTGGCAAGTATGGTATTTGCGGCAACCGCAGACGTGCCAAGGCGTAGTTAGCGCCACGGATGATCGAGTTGATTGCGTTGATAACCGATCGAATGGCGAAATTGATGCCGCTTATCACCCCATTGAAAATGCCACGAATCATCGTTGCGGCTGCTTGGAATGGCAAACGCAACGCATTGGCAAGATTGCCAAACAATGTCAATATCGAGTTGTAGACGGCTTTGCTTGCATTGATTAGAGGCTCGACAAATGTTGCATAAAAAGCTCGGGCGGCATTAGCGAATGATTGACCAATCGCGATAAATGCTGCGCCAACTTGATCGCGGAACGCATAGATCGCTATGCCAGCCGCAGCCAGTAATGCAATCCAGCCAACCGGGCCAGTGAAAATGCCAATCAACACTTGGCCAAAGGAGACAAGAGCAGCAGCTATCGGCGCAATAGCGCCGGCAAAACCAGCAAGAATCGGCCCGATTGCTGCAATAGCCGGGCCAAGAGTGGTGAATAAGGTGACAATGCTTGTGATAATCGGAACAATAATTGGCAGCGTCAGAGTAAGAGCAGCAAGGCCCGCAATAAATTGCTGGATACCAGGATCGAGTTGGCTAAATGCCTGAGCTATTCCCGCAATGCTTTGAGCCCAACTGGTAAGGACGGGGAGTAATGCAGTAATTGCTTGATTGAATGGCCCAGCCAGTGATCGGCCAAGTTCATTAAGCGTGTCGTTGAATTGATCAGCAGCCTTGGCCATGTCGCCACTAATGGTTGCCTCATAACCTTGCAATGCTTCACGGCCCTCATTCAGCATCGGAATAAGATTGGCCCCTGACTTGCCGAAGATGTTCATGGCTAGCGCAGTTTTCTCTGCGCCATCAGGGAGAGCAGCGAATCGAGCCGCAAGGTCAAGCATCACATCGTCAACGCTGCGAATGTTTCCTCGCGCATCGCGTGAATTAACGCCGATGGATTTCAACGCATCATTCACCTTCGATGAAGGATCGACAATGCCTTTCGCCAATTTGCCCATCGCCTTGGCAACTTCATCAATAGAGGTGCCGCTATCCTTCGCCGCAGCACCAAACCGGCTCAGTGATTCAACGCCAACACCAGTGCGCTGGCTGAGATCATTCAAGTCATCAGCCGCATCAATCGCCCCTTTACTAAGTGCTGCAATGCCAGCAATACCAACAGCAGGCACAAGGCCAGCGATCACGCCTCCCATGCCGCTAGCGGCTTGACGCAGGCCACCAAAGGCCCCGCTAGTTTTTCTCGCTTGAGCATCAACGCCACGCAGACCCTTCTCAAGACCAGCGATGGATTGCAAACCATCAACACTGGCCTTGATATTGACGGCTGCCGTCATGTTCATTGCCATGGTCAGCGCGCCTCATCGTGAATGGCAAGCAGAATCTCAGCTTCCATTAGCCGGATGTCCTCCAGCATTGTGCGCTGATCGTCCACCTCGTAAAGGCTGAAGGCCCATCTCACCGCATTGTAGTCAAGGCCGATCAGGCCGCTAGGGCCCGTTCGCCATTGCGTCTGACAGCATAAAAAAATCTGGACTGCGGGCCAGGCATCAGGCTCAACCTCAAAAACCTCAGGCTCCTCTGGCTCTCCCAGATCAAGGCCGAAGGCTGCTGCGTCATCAGCCGTTTGGTCGATTGTCCCGCCTTTCGCCCAATGACGCGCAGCCTCTGTCAGTTTTTTATTTTGTTGCCCGTGAGGCTCTCAAAGTAGGCCAAGATCACAGCCGCAGCCACGGTTGGCACCTCTAGCAGTTGATCGCGTGTCGCAATGCTGTAGGCCACTTGATCGCCCTCATCATCGACGATGCCGGACCAACCGACCAAGATTTCACGCGCGATCGACTGATCCGTGATCCCATCCTCAATAGCCTCGTTCCGCTCCGCTGCTTTGATTCGCGCCTGAACTTCAACTTGGATCTCGTTGATCCGCGCTTGCGGCAGACGCTTGAACTCTGCGTCGAAGCTCTGTTTCTCGTATTTGCCACCATCAGCCGGCAGCTTGAAGCTGACCGGCCAGGTGTAGGAGGCGGATTGCTTTAGGACAAATGCCATCAGGCGAAAGTCAACACCACCTCATCATTGCCTGCGGAGGACGGAATCGCAACATACGGCAAGGTCAGCATCTGGATGCCATCGCTGTCCGAGTAGGACGGATTGCCGATGTCAACAATCGGGGCGACCATCGTGACGATGTTGCCAGCCGTGGTGCCGTGCTGGAAGCACAGCAGGTCGGTGGTGTCGTTGTTGGCGATCGCGAAGTAGTCCTTCGCCGCGATGGTTGGCGCCTCAATCATCACCTCGCCAGCCGGCTCGCGGTTCGTGATCAGAACCTGCTTGCTGCATCCGACCAGCTCGCGATAGACGATTTCATTCGCCATGTCCAGGCTGATGCTACCGATGCAGGCATCGCTGTAACCCAGCACGTTGACCGCAACAGTGTTGTCGGCCTTGAAAATCACAGGCGTGGCCTGATCGCTGTAGGTGACAGCAGGTGCGGCAGTATCAGTCGGGGCATTGTAGATGCCCGTCATGGTGAAGCTGATGACAGGCAGTTGGCCTACTTCCAGGGTCAGCTGACAGGTGCCACGGCAGCCGGTTGCCTTGTGCAGCACTCCATCGTTGTTGAAGTAGATGGTGGCGCTCTCAAAACTCGCGCTCACAGGCTTATAGCCCACGTTGGCGCCAATGCTGTAGGTGCTGGTGCCATCGGGCGTGAAGGCGGCAGTCGATTTCTGCACCGTTGCGACCTTGGTGCTGCCGACATAATCAGTGATCACACCCTTGCTTCCACTGCCGGTGCCGCCCGTCAGGCTGATCACCATGCCGTTGTAATAATCGTTCGTGCTGCTTGCACCAGCTGCCAAGGTGATGCTGCCAGCCGAACCAGCTTGTGCTGTGCCGGTGACCGCGGAACTTGTAGTAGTGGCAGCAAAGCCGCAAGAACGCAGCAGCGAGTCAACCCGAGAAGCGGTGCCAGCGGTCCCGGAACCGGCCAGCTCAACCTCAAACGTGATCACCACCCGCGTTTGGCTCAAGATCTGAGTCGAGTTGCCAAGGTAAGGGCGAATCAACTCACGGCTGACGGTTTCAGCCTCAATCGGAGTGATCTCGAGATTCCGCACCAGCACTGCATCAGTGCCCGCAGGGCTGCTGTCGGTCCCATAGGTGGCCTCGATCTTCGTGAGGATCAGGCGCTTACGGCTTAAGAGCGGCATTGGTTGAGCCCTTTTAGCAACAGTCTAACTAGCCAGATTCGCAACGCTTGTGCGGTAGCGGATCAAGTAATCACAAGCGATCACACCAGAGGGCTGATCGGCTTCGCTCAAATCAAACGTGACGGTCTGAGGTTGAATGTCGATTGCATAGCCACCGAGCGTCAGGTCGGCCATCAACTTGCTGTGCATATCTTGAAGGATCGGGTCAGCCACCTGATCTGGAATCGCACCGCGCACAATGATTGCCACCCGCACAGTCATGCTCCAGTCGAGCCTGGGCAAGCTGGTGTTCTGATCAGCTTGATCTTGAACAGGTTCAACCACAATGGCTGGCGTCTCACCACGGGCCAGTGGCTCAACCCTGCTGCGGTAAATCCTCGTGCCTACACCAGTGGTGCCCGTAAGCGCCGTCCGCACTGCAGCCAGGATGGTCTCGCGCTTGGTTGTCACAACACCACCCCAGGGCCCATGACCACAAGGGCGCCAGTATTGCTGTTGCCTCGTGTCACACGGCCAACAGGTTGCTTGTTGGTCGGCGCTGTGGTCGTGAATCCGCCGCCATCAGCAACGTACAAAGGCGAGTTGACTGCATAGCCATTTGTATCCATGCCTGTGATTTCGCCTGAAACCACAACATGACCATCAGCTCCAGCCGTAATCGCCGCATCAAGAATCCCGATGGCTGGCATCTTGGCAAGGTTGGCCGCATCAGCAGCGGCAACGATGACCGTCGCCGTATCGCCAACGTTTCCGGTGATGTAGACAGGCGTACCCTTGGCAAGCGTGCTGCCAGTCCCGTTGCGGCAATGGATGTAGACCGGGCCAGCTAATGCCCCATGGATGTGAGGCAGCGTCGCAAGACCAGTAGCCGCAAGAGTTGTAAAGGTCGGATTGTCATACCCTTGCACGTACAGCAGCGATGTCCATGCCGTAGTGCCATCCCCGAGCTTGAGCTTCCGGGTGTCGGTCTCAAACCCAACCTCGCCCAACAGCAGAGTCGGATTTGCTGCGGTCCAATTTGCAGCAGTATCGCGCCGCAGTCGGATTCGTGCTGTGCTGCTCATGCCCCGCCACCATCAATTAGGTTGCCTTCAAGGTAGCTAGTAGTGGCAGCGCCACCATCCAGATCAGGGTTCAACTGCTCGTTGCTTAAATCATCAATGCTTAGATCAGCACCATTTGAGTCCAGTGCCGTGGCGCTGGTAACGCCTTCCGTCGCAACTGACCGCTGGATGCTCAGTTGCACCATCTTGCCATCGCCCTGCAGAGTCGCTTCACGCACAGTAAATGGCACGCCATTGACATTGATCTGAGAGCCATACAGCAGATCGCCAAAGTCTTCGCTCTTGGCAGTCAGGGTGTAGTCAGTAGTGATCACCATGCCACCAGCGATGATTTCGCCAGGCATGTCCAGCACTCCTAATGCAGTAACGGCGCCAGCTGTGCAGCTGACGCCGAAATCTGCCAGGAAGACATCAAGATCTTCCGTAAAGGCCATCAGCTGTATTTGGCAGAAGCCAGGCCGATCACCGCAACAGCACCAGCGCCGGTGCCGCCTGCAACGGTCACAGAGACCTTGACGTAACGCTTCAGCGAGGTCACGTTGACGTAGATCTTCTGCAGTGAAGCAGTGTTGGCGGTGGTAGTGGTGAAAGCGCCGCCGCTCACGTCGGTATAGCTACCGCCGGAGGTGTCGGATTCGGTCAGCTTCACAGCGTAGGTAACGCCAGCACCGCCGGCTTCGGCGTCCAGCAGCACAGCGATGTCGCCTTCATAGCCCTGCAGGTCAATGGCAGAGCCGGTCCCGGTCGCAGTCACAACATCGTTGCGCAGCAGGCCGAGAACCGTGGTCTTGGAACCAAGGTTGTGGATGGTCATGATTTAGCCCTCCGTCGAGGGGTAGAAGGTTTGGGTGCAGGTTGAGCAATAACCTCAACCAGATCGGCCACCTTGTCGGCAACCGCAATAGCCTTGCCAATGCCGATCAGCAGCTTGGCGTCCGAGGAGGAGGCCTCATGGACCTCCCCCAAACGAACCACCTGGCCCGCCAGCATTGTTTGCCGTAGAACCTTGATCAACATGATCAGAGGGTGTTGTTGCCGCGGCTAAACGACTC